CTTCAGCAGGTGCCGAAACTGCAGGAATATTCGTGGTAACAGGTTCATCTTTCAATACTACTCAAGATATTGAGATAACAGGTTCCTTGTTCTCAACCACATTAACTACTGGTGGAAATATAAGTGGTTCATTGAGTTCGATTGGTTCATTTGGTAGTGTATTTACACCATCTCATGTTACCGCAAGTGGAAATTTTAGTGGTTCAGCAATCTCAACTGGTTCATTCGGAATAGTACAGGCACAAGATGGTACATTTTCAGACCTACAAGTAACCGATGATATGACAATTACCGATGATTTGGATGTAGGTGGAGTATTAACGGCAACGGGTGGAACTATACTTGGAAATGCAGTTACCGATACTCATAGTATAGTAGGTCATGTTACTGCTAGTGGTCATGTAAGTGGTTCAAATACCTCAACTGGTTCGTTTGGAAAACTACTTGGAGATGGTAGTAGTTTAACAGGTATTACAACTGCAGACTTAGATAGTGTATTTGAAACTGATGGTAATGATGATTTGATGCCATCAGAAGGTACAGAAGGATTAAGCGTTTTTTATGAATATGATTCTAATGACGATATTATACCGAGAACTTAAAAAATAAATATTTATTTAAGATTAGGAGAATCTAAATGGCAACAAAAAATATAGTACCAAGAGCCAACCTTGAAGGTGGTATAGGAACTACATCAAAAAGGTGGGGTTCTGGTTCTTTTCAATATTTAACAAATGCCTCCACAATTGGTGGTTCTCATATTACTGGCTCATTTACTGGTTCATTTGTAGGTGATGGTTCAAATTTAAGTGGAGTTGCCGCTGGTATATTTGTACAAACTGGTTCTCATTTCAATACCACAAGTGATTTACAGATAACTGGTAGTGTTACTGCAAGTGGTGGGATTACAGCAAGTTCAGCAGCTATAGCAGGGAATCTTGAAATTGGTGGTCAACTTAACGCATCTTCCATATCTGATGGATTTGCAGCTGTCGTGGTTGCCGAAATAGACAATGATGAGATACCAATAGCAAAATTAGCAGAGGATGCCGTAACCATTACTGCTGGTGATGGTTTGAAAACAGGTGGTAGTGTTACTCTTGGTGGTAGTGTTACCGTAGATGTTGATGTTAGTGATTTTGCTGGAACAGGTTTAAAGGATGAAGGTTCTGAAAACTTAGGAATAGATTTTTCAGATTCTACATTTGGAACAAATATAAGTGGTTCGTTTACAGCACCAAGTGCTTCTATATCAACGAGATTAACTACAGAAGAAAGTAATGTCGACACTTTACAAGCTAGAAATTTAACTGCAGGTGATGGTTTAAGTGGTGGTGGAGATTTAACTTCTGATAGAACATTTGCAGTTGAGGTAGCACAGACCACAATTACATCTGTTAAAAACAATTCACTTATAATAGGTGGCAATTCACAAAACAATACGATTGATTTTGGAACTGATGATACAATTTTATTCGATATTGATAATACAGAAAAAATGAGAGTAGATGCGGGAGGAGTGGATGTTACTGGTGCACTTACCGTATCAACAAATGCAACAATAGATGGTAATTTAGTAGTAAATGGAGACACAACAACACTTTCTACAACAAATTTAGCAGTTGGTGACCAATTTATATTTACGGCAACTGGTTCTGCTAGTACAAATGTAGATAGTGGACTAATTATACAAAGTGGGTCATCTGTAGATAGTGGTTCTGCAATATACCACGATAAAAATGACCAAAGATGGTCAGTAGCTAAAGGTATTAGTTCTATAGCGACTGCAGTAACACCTTTAGAGCATGTTGTAACAGTAAAGTCACTCGGTGATGATGATATACCAGTAGAAGGTGACAAGGAATATGGTGTTGGGGAAATAGCCATAAATAGTGATGGTACTATTTGGATTTACTCATAATTATATTTAAGGAGATAGGCTAGTGGCAAGTTGGAAAAAAGTAATAGTTTCGGGTAGTACCGCAGAATTTAAACATATTTCTGCCAGTGGGAACATAGTTCCTGTTGCAAACGATGGCTCTTCTCTCGGAACAGAAACAAGACAATTTAGTGATTTATTTTTAGGTGAAGGTGGTGTTATAAACTTTGATGGTGGAGACTTTACCGCAACACAAACAAATAATTTACTTGTACTGACTGGTGGTAATACAAGAGTAGATAGATTAGAGATAGATGGAGCTAATAATTACATTGATGTATCTACTGATTTAAAGATAATATCGTCAGCAAATATTTCATTGGAACCAACTTCTGATATCCTTATTGGTGATAATAAGATTTCAGGTTCTGCTGTATCGACTGGTTCATTTGGTAGATTAGAGGTTACAGCAGACACAATATCTATTGGTGGAACAGAGATTGACCAAACCGTAGCCGATAATATTACAAATTTAGACCAAGGCGTAAGTACAACAGATAAACCATTGTTTGGAGCAGTTACCTCAAGTACTCATGTTGTAGGAAACATAATTGAAGTAATAGAAGTTACGGTAGTTGATGATGGTGGTAATCATTACGCTTTTGAAGGAGCCACAACTCCTAATTTAGTCGTTAGTGAAGGAAAAATTTATCGTTTCGACCAATCAGATAGTTCTAATGATACACATCCATTCGCATTTAGTTTAGAGGAAGATGGTTCTTCATATACAACTGGTGTCACCACGAGTGGAACACCTGGTACAAGTGGAGCTTATACTCAAATACAAGTAACTAAAGCAACTGCTAATCGACTATTTTATAAATGTACCGCTCATAGTGGTATGGGTAATCAAGGTAATATACTTAAAAATGATTTAGGTGCCTTTGGTGGAAATATAAGTGGTTCTCACGATACAACTGGTTCATTTGGAACCGTAAGAGTTGGTGATGGTGCACAAGGGTTAGGTATTGGTGACGCTCAAGATTTAAAAATTTATCACGATGGTTCGAATAGTTACATTCAAGATGACGGAACTGGTACAATATTTTATAGGTCAGGAACACAAACACTACAAAACGCCGCAGGTTCCAAAACAATGGCAGTTTTCAATGGTGCTAATTCTGTTGACTTACATTACAACAATACTAAGAAATTTGAAACCACCAACGCTGGTATAGCAGTAACTGGTGAGGTAAGAACATCTGCTGGAACAACTATAACTGGTAGTCTTTATGTGAGTGGTTCAGCTGGTGGTAACGAAGGTGCAATATCTGCAAGTGGTGATATAGTAGCAGATGGTGATATTATAGCATATAACGCATCAGATAACAGATTAAAAGATAATGTCAAGGTGATTGAAGGAGCATTAGACAAGATAGATGGAATAAATGGGTATGAATTTGATTGGAATGATAAATCACCTGGTTGGGCACAACAACGAGGACATGATGTTGGTGTTTTAGCCCAAGAAATACAAAAAATACATCCTGAAGTAGTTGCAGAAAGAAAAAATGGTTATTTAGGTGTTGATTATAAACGATTAGTACCACTATTAATACAAAGTGTAAAAGAATTACGAAGTGAAGTCGAAGAATTAAAGAAAAAAGTTTAGTTTTTGGGATTTCTAATATATATTTATTTAAAACTCATAATATAGGAGATATAAGTTATGGCAGTTACAGAAGAGTCTAAACTAGCAAAAAAAGTTGAAGAAAAGACTTCTGAAATTAAATTTACCGAAGATGAATTAAAATCTTTGGGTGATTTGAATACAGGTTACACAACAAAGCAAACACAATTTGGTCAATTAAAAGTTCAAAAAATTCTTTTACAACAACAAGTTGAGGCCTTAGACGAGACCGAGATTCGTTTAGAAACAGAATATAAAGAACTTCAACAGAATGAACAAAAATTAGTTGCAGACTTAAATGAAAAGTATGGGCCAGGTCAATTAGACCCAAATACAGGTGTATTCACACCAACGGCTCAAGAAACAACTGAACAGTAGTCATTTAAATCCCTACGAAGCAATCGTTTGGGATTTTTGTGCTATATTTATATTTAAACATTTTGGTCTCGTTAGACCAAAACAATTATGTTTTATTTCATGAAATAACAATAAATTGGGAGATAAATAATGGCAGAAAGAATCGTTTCGCCGGGTGTGTTTACTCGTGAGCGTGACCTTTCATTTCTTCCTCAAGGAATAGCAGAAATCGGAGCAGCAATTGTAGGACCTACTATCAAAGGACCTGCTTTTGTTCCAACGATGATTTCAAGTTTTTCTGAGTTTGAAGAGATGTTTGGTTCCACGACCAAAGATTTTTATACACCTTACGCCGTTGAACAATATTTAAGAAGTGCTGGACAAGTAACGATTGTCCGTGTTCTTAATACGGGTGGTTACTCAGCCGACTTTGTTCAAGTAAATATTACTGGTAGTGTTCAGAGTGGTTCTGAACAAGCAGCTGCTAGTGGTTCGGTTGGTTTCGTATTGGCACCATCTCGTGGTGGTACTAATGGAACTGTAAGATTAGATAATTGTACCGTAACAAGTAACCCAACATTAAATGGTGGTGACTATGAAAGTTTCACATTGAATGTTAGTGGTAGTGACTTGACAGGTAGGGATTATCCGTTATCGTTTAACACCTCAAGTGCTAACTTCTACGAAAATGTGTTTTCGAAAGACCCACAAGTTCAGAAGTCAGGATTAAATACTGTAGGTGTTTACTTGTACAAATCATTTAAACATAATGTTAGTAATTTAAGAACTTTGTACAATTACACAACTTTAGCAGCAACAACCGCGTCAGTAGCAACTGGAACACATAGTAGTGTTGACTTCACAAGTGCAACTTTTAATAACGCATCTACACCATCTGTACAATCACAAGTTATAGGTGGAGCTAGATATAACTTATTCAAAGTAAACACTCGTTCACACGGAAGTGATGTCAATAATAAATTAAAAATTGTCATAGTAGCAGTCAAGAAAGCTGGTTCAATAGCAGGTAGTGATTATGGTTCATTCTCACTTCAAGTTAGACAGACTGGTTTAAATGATAAAGGTTTGACAACTGATAATGTATTGGAACAATTTGATAATCTAAACTTCGATCCTGAAAGTACAAATTACTTTGCAAGAAGGATTGGTGATAGATATGTCACAATTGACGCTGATGGTAAATTAACTTACAATGGTGATTGGGATAATCGTTCCAAACATATCTATGTAAGTGATTTTACTGAAATTGCTAATGGAGCTATTCCAAAGGTATTAGTACCGATGGGACACGCAGCAATAACTAATCCATCTGCAGGTGGAAGTTTAATTCCTGTTTGGCAGTTCAAGAGTAATCAGTTGAATACAAATGGAGCACCTGATGTAAATGTTCTTTATGGACATGATTACGCAAATGCTGACGCTAATGAATACTTATCACCTTTACCTAATTCAGCTGGTAGTGGTGGTCATGTAACAATGAGTCTTGAAGACTTCAATGGTACAAATAGTATTAAACCTTCAAGTGAAACATTTGCTGACGCAACAGAAGCAATCACTTTGGATAATTCACATATTGACCAAAGAAGATTTGTTGTTCCATTTCAAGGTGGATATGATGGAGACAATCCAGCTAACCCACACTTGACAGCAGATAATATTACTTCAACTAATACACAAGGATTTGATATTTCATCTACATCCGCAGCAGGATATACCGCATATAAGAAAGCTATAAACGCTATAGGTAATCCTGATGAATTTGATATCAATATGTTGGTAACACCTGGTGTGATTCATAATCTACACTCAAGTATTACTAATCATTCGATAACAAAAGCTGAGGAAAGAGGTGATACATTCTATATCTTGGATAGTGTTAAGTATGGAGCAAGTATAAGTGACGCAACTGCAGCTATCGAAGCACTCGATACAAATTACGCAGCAACCTATTATCCTTGGGTAAAGATAAGGGATAGAAACACTAATCTACCTGTATGGGTTCCCCCATCAGTAGTATTAGCTGGAACTATCGCATTTACCGATAGGGTAGCTCATGAATGGTTCGCACCTGCTGGATTGAATCGTGGTGGTTTAACAACTGTAACAGAAGCTCAGACTCGTTTAACACACGCAGAAAGAGATACTCTGTATGAAGCAAGAGTTAATCCAATCGCATCCTTTCCTGGACAAGGTGTATGTGTATGGGGACAAAAAACCTTACAAGGTCGTCCTTCAGCACTTGACCGAGTCAATGTAAGAAGACTACTAATTAGATTGAAGAAATTTATTGCATCTTCTTCAAGATTCTTGGTATTCGAACAAAACACATCTGCTACAAGAAACAGATTCCTAAATATTGTGAATCCTTTCTTGGAGTCAGTACAAGCTAATAGTGGTTTATCCGCGTTTAGAGTTGTTATGGATGACACCAACAACACACCTGATGTCATAGACAGAAATCAGTTGGTTGGTCAAATCTTTATTCAACCTACGAGAACCGCTGAGTTTATCGTGTTGGACTTCGTTGTCTTACCGACTGGAGCAGCATTCCCAAGTTAATAATAGGGAGTACATATATAAAAAACCTCACTTTATTGTGGGGTTTTTTATTGCCTTAAAATATTTATTATGGAGAGAAAAAACAAAAACTTCTAAAAAACTTCTAAAACACCATTTTGATGTTTTTTTGAAATTATGATATTTATATAAGAATAGAGACATTCTTAATTTAGGAGAAATGAAATGCCAGACTTATTAGATCCGTCAGAAATAATGTTCACACCGTTTGAACCAAAAACGAAGAACAGATACATCATGTACATCGAGGGTATCCCCTCTTATTTGATTAAGACGGCTAACAGACCAACCATAGCTTTCGAGACCATCGAACTCGACCACATTAATGTGAAGAGATACATAAAAGGTAAGGGAGCATGGGAAGAATTAGAAATAACACTTTACGACCCAGTAGTTCCAAGTGGAGCTCAAGCCGTAATGGAATGGGTGAGATTATCTCACGAATCCGTTACTGGTAGAGATGGGTATTCAGATTTTTATAAGAAAGATGTAACCTTTAATGTATTAGGACCTGTGGGTGACAAAGTTGAGGAATGGACACTCAAAGGAACATACATTACCAACGCAACATTTGGTGATTTGGATTGGGCAAACGCAACAGACCCAGTCGATATCACATTAACTCTTAGATTCGATTACGCAATACTACAATTCTAATCTTAGTATAGGAGTAAAAAAACTATAATAGGTCTGGCAACTTGTTATAAAAAAAGTGAGGTTTTAATCACAAACAAACTAATCAGTTTAATTAGGAGAAATAATAATGGCTGAAGAGAAACGCAAGTTTCCATCAGAAGTCGTTGATTTGCCTTCTAAAGGCTTGTTGTATCCAAAGGAACATCCTTGTTCTAATGGTCAAATTGAAATAAAATACATGACAGCCAAAGAAGAAGACATTTTAACTTCTCGTAACCTTATTCAAAAAGGAATCGTTTTGGATAAGTTGATGGAAAGTGTTATTATCGATGATAAAGTAAAACTCGATGATTTACTTTTGGGCGATAAAAATGCAATAATGATTGCTACAAGAATACTTGGATATGGTAAAGATTACACAGTTCAAGTTGAAGACCCAAATACAGGTGATAAACAAGAAGAAACTTTTGACCTAACCCAAATCAAGGATAAGAAACTTGATGAAAAGTTATTTAAAAAAGGTCAAAATGAATTCGAATTGGATTTACCAGCATCGAAAGTTAAAATAACTTTCAAACTATTAACTCATAAAGATGAAAAAGACATAGAAGTGGAGTTAAAGGCATTACAGAAGTTTCAGAAAGCAAGTGGAGTGACGAGTGAAATCACAACAAGGTTGAAAAAGGCAATCTTGTCCGTTGATGGAGACCAAACACCAAAACGAATCAATGAATTCGTGGATTATGAACTACTTTCAAGAGACTCATTGGCATTAAGAGAATATCTAAAGGAAATAACACCTGATATAGATTTAACTTATACATTTATAAGTGAATCTACTGGTGATGAAACCCAAATGGATATCCCATTAAATGTCGAGTTTTTTTGGCCTGCGGGCAGAGGATAAGCCCGCGATACACGACCAAATCTTCTCCCTTTGCTTTCACGGAAAGGGTGGTTTTCATTTTACAGAAGTATATAATATGCCCACCTATCTGCGCCGTTTTTACATTAAAAAGGCACAACAATTTTATGATAGTGAGAAGGAACAATACGACAAGGCAAACAAAAAACAATCAGCTGGTATTTCTCGACCAGGTGTCCCAAGAGGCCGTTAATTTTTCCATAATCTGATATTTATTATTGAGTTATACCAACTAATCAAATCGATTTAAATATTAAATTATACAAGGAGATGACAATGGCCTCATCTAAATCAAAACTAACAGAAGCACAACTAATTGAAGGTATCATCGACAAGATGTTAGATGCCATCATGAAAGGTAGGATGGATAAAATAGAACCTATACTGAAGGTAGCATCACCTGAATTAGCAAGACAGGCAAAAAAGGCCGACAAAGCCCGTCAAGAGTTCAGAAAGGCAGCAGACAAATACATGAAAGGTCTTACTGGTAAAAAACAATTAACCACTAAACAAAAAAGAAAATTAGGTAAGTTAGTTTAGGAAACAAAATGACCTCAAGTAAATCCGATAAAATAATACTATGGGGTGGTAAAGAAAACACCCTCATCCCTCAGGCAAATCAAAAAGAAAAGAATGCTCAATTTGAAAAGACAAATAAACTTCAGGCAGAAATTCTCGCACAAGAACAAAAGATTGCACAAATACAGGAAAAGGGGTTAAAAACAGGTAAGGATGTAACGAAAGAACTAAAAGAACAGGCCATCATACTTGGTAAAATCAGAAAAGATTTAGACGACATTGAAACGAAAGAACAAGAACGACTATCTACAACAGCAAATTTACAATCCTTACAATCAAAACTACAAAAACAAATCGTTACAGAAATAGGAAAGGCTGGTAGTGGGATTGAAAAATTCACGATGGAATACTACAAGACAAACCAAATGGCACATGGTTTCTTGGAAACAATACTCGACATACCAGCAAAACAAGAACAGATAGTAGCAAGTATTAAACCTGCCAACGATTTATTAACAGATGGGAATGAAGTTTTAAAAGCCCAAGGTAAGGATTACGAAAACCTAATAATGGGTGCTGGTGATACCCTCGATTTAACGATGAAATTGGCAGAAAATTATGATGCAATGGGTACAAGTGATTTTGTCAATATGACAGCAGATGCTGATAAAAATTTAAAACAAAGACAAAGGGAAGCTGACTACATAAAAAATACACTCGGCCCAGCATTACAATTAGCCTACGATTCTGGTGAAATAGATGCTTCACAGTTTGCACTTGCATCAAAACAATTAAAAAATATGTCAAGGTTTGCCAACAGAAATGTTAAAGAAGGACAGTCATTAGTCGAAACAACAAAAGAACAAAACATGCAATCCAAACTTACCGCTGCTACGGTTGATTATATGTCCAAACCTTTAAATATGTTAAAGACAGGTATGGAAGCACTACCATTCGGTGGAGTTGCAAGTGAATTTTTAAATCTCGAAGGTATAATTGGTGATTTTCAAGAATCTATTACAGCAACAATAGCTAACTCATTGGAACAGACTACTGAAAATGGTAAAAAGGTCAATAATATGAACTTTGGACTGGCAGTAACCAATGTTTCAAAGGCCATGAAAGATTCCATTGATAGGGTAAAGAAAGGTGTTGATGCTATGAGTACAGCATTCAAGGGAATGAATAGAATGTCAAGTGGTGTATTAAGTAGTCTATTACCAATAGTTGCAATACTAGCAGTTGCTGGTAAATTAGCACAAATATTCTTCAAAGGTACGATGGAGACTCGTAAGGAATTTGGATTGACCTTTACTGAAGCCGCAAGTTTACAAAAAGTGTTAAACACCACCACGATGGAATTTAAGTTGATGGGTGTAAGTGCTGAGGATGTAAAGGCAGGTGCAGAAGGTATAATGAATAACATGGGTGGTGTTAGTCAAGTTACGAGAGAAAATTTAACAACATTCGCACAATTAAATTCAACACTTGGTATAAGTGGTGAAAGTGCTGGAGTGTTATTAACTCAGATGATGGCCGTAGGAGCCTCAAGTGTTCAAGCGGCAGGAGCTCAATTACAAAGTGTAGGAGCTCTAGCTCAAGCAGGTGGAGTGGCACCAGCAAAGATTTTAGAAGATGTAGCAAGTAATGCCGACAAATTTGCAGAGTTCGCACAAGATGGTGGTGAGAATATATTTAAGGCCGCAATCGGAGCAAGACAACTTGGTGTAAATATGGCCACCGTAACTGGAGCCGCAGACGCATTATTAGATTTTGAATCTTCAATTAATGACCAAATGGAAGCCAGTATGTTGACTGGTAAGATGATAAATACCGATAAGGCAAGAGAACTTGCATTGAGTGGTGATTTAGCTGGTATGCAAAGAGAAATTGTCAGTCAAGTTGGTAGTCAAGCCGAATTCGACAAAATGAATGTTATACAAAGACAGGCAATGGCAAAGGCTTTCGGTGTTAGTGTTCAAGATTTATCCAAGATGGTTGCAAATCAAGAAAAACTAAATAACATGACTGATGTTCAAAAAGAAAGACAAGATAGAATAGCAAGTGTGTTACAATTTTTAAATACATTATTCGTTAAGGTCGTTGAATCATTCAAACCTATGATACCTTTAGCATTAGGAATACTTAGTCCCTTTATAGCACTTGGTGTAGTGTTGGGTGGTTTTTTGGTTGGAGTTGGAAAAGTTTTAGAGTTCATAGGTTCGTTAGGAATTCTTGGTGATGGTATAATGGTGGTGGTCGGAGCAATGATATCATATAATTTATATTCAAAAATTATGAATATGCAGATTGGTAAATCAAAGAAAATGACACTTGGAAAACTCATAACTGATAAAAAAGCTTATATGATAGAAAAGGCGAGAACGATGGGACAAAAGGCACAAATCGCACAAGAATATATAGCCCAAAGTTTGACCAAAAAAGGTATTGCACTTAGGATAAGAGAAATAGGAACAATGGCATTGAGGAGAACTCAAAGATTGTTAGGAATGGCCGTTACAAGGGGTGGTAATGCTTTAACACTTAAAACATTAAAACTAAGAGGTATGGAAATAGCCTCAACTGTTAGACAGATGGTAGTTGAGAAAGCAGCCGCAGTAGGTAGATTTGGTATGGCATTGGCTACTGGAGCTATGACATTGGCTACGAAGTTAGCCGCAGGAGCAACATTCCTATTTAACGCCGCTCTATATGCAAATCCAATCGGTTTAGTGGTGTTGGGAGTTGTAGCACTGATAGCAGGTATAGTATTATTGGTAAAGAAATTTGGTCTTATGAAGGTGATTGGTTCAATACTTAAGGTGGCGTTCTTTCCTATATTCGGAATCATTGGTACATTCAAGTTGATTGGAAGTGCTATCGGAGGTTTAAAGGGTATGTTCGAGTTTTTTGGAAAGGCAGTCAAAGCTTACTTGAATATAGCTTTCGCCCCTTTCTTTTTAGCATATAAGATATTCCAAAAGGCAAAATCATTCGTAAGTGGTTTCTTCGGTGGCGGAGAAGAAGGTGGAACAGCCGAAGGTGAACAAAAAGTTACACCTGAATCAAATGCTGGTAAGGGTGGTAAAGTAAGGCAGACCGTAACCGAGACTACAATAAGAGGTGGTCAGATTGTAGAACAAAAATCTCAAACAAAAGAAATCACCATGAGATTGGATAAACTCAACAACACAGGTAAAGAAAATGTAGACGCCTCAAATAAAACTGCAGGTCAAACAAGAAGATTAAATAGTAGTATATCAACTGGATAATAAATGGCACTAAAAGATTTAATAACAGACTTATCAAATTTCAGATACACCGATTATGGTAGTGCTGGAAGTATAGAATCCCAAGTTGGTGGAAGACACGGAACGGTTGATGCTCCTATTGATAATTCAGATTTCGATAATGGGGTTGGTTCAGGACAAGACCCAAATTCCTCACCTCAATCATTTACGGTTCGTGGATATCAGATTACTGGAAATAAAAGGTTTGTAGTAAATTATGGTGGAGATATACAAGATAACGATGGTTCTATCTATGGATTAGGTGAGTTTAACAACTTAGCAGGTATTGGTGGAATCGGTACAGCTTACTATTCTAATTTAAATCCAATCACTCCAAGAGGTTCAATCTATCGTGATGATAGTGGAAATTACAGAGTTCCACAAGAATTTGGTAATACAAATCCACCAGGTACCGAAAGTACAATAGTTGGATTCAACCAAACACAGAGAACTCATAACATTCCACAGATAGTGTTGACAGGACCTTTTAGTGATACCTACCAATCATCCTTGAATACAGAACCAATATCACCTGACGCACATGGAAGTGATTTTTTCACATCACCATTAACAAATTATACAAGTCAATTTTCGATAGATAATTTAAACACGAATATCAATAGTGGTTTTGATAGAAGTTCGATGTACATATCAAATATAGATGAACCAAACACACCGATATTTAATCAATTTACTCGTGGTGATGCTGGATTAAAAAGAATCACATTAACATCACCAAACTTTAATCCTTTTGTATTTGGAACTGGTATACCATATGTAATACCACAACACACCTCAACGGGACCTACTCAGTTTACAATAGGTGGATTTAGTGATACCCCATTGATAGAAGATTTACATGGTAGTGATTTTATGACACGACCATCTTATACAAGTCAGATAGGTACAAATACTGCAACACATAATGTTAGTATGATTAACCTAACAGGACCTACCACACAAGATTACCAAACAACAATTAATCTCGATAGTGTTGCAGAAGGAGCACACGGAAGTGATTTCTTAACCACTCCAATAACAGCATTTAGTAGTAGATTTGCAAATCAAAATCAATTTTTGATGGATTCCGTATTTGATTCAGGATTTAGTACGGATGATTTTTATGTGGATTCCTCAAACAGAGGCCCTACGGATTCAGGTACATTTAAAACTTTTACAAAGGGTGAAACCTCACTAAAAACAATTAGTTTAGACTCACCAAATGTAGATCCTGATGGAAATAATTTCTACACATTTCCTGATAGAAAACCATACAACATTCCAGCAAGAGACAATACAATATTTGGTTTTGACCAACCATTTATGTTGAAGGACATAGGAGACAAATGGGGTCCTAATATAGATTCAACATTTGATGAAGGATTGGTACGAGGTGGAATTGTAACTTCTGTATCAAGAGGTATAGCAGATGGACTTAGATTATCAAAATTTTTACTCACTCCCAAAGGAATATTATTTTTAGCCAAACAGGCAGGATTACAATTATTAAATCCAAGAGGTGAAACCTCATTATTCAATCCTCTATCACTTGGTAGTGGTAATACAAGTGCTTTTGGGGTTCCATTAAGAATTGATAGACACTTAGGTGGGTTAAATTACGAAACATCACCATTTGGGCCAGCAGGTATAACTATACTTGACGCTTACGCTGGAGCAATCAAAACTGGTATGGGTTGGTCATTGATACAGAACGGAATGAGAAGTACTCTTGCACATAAAGCAGGAATGGTACCAGGAGCAGGTGGTAAGGTAAGTTTCTTCGCAGAACCTGAAATAGCTTTTGATAGTGGAGAGGGAACCATAAGGTCACTCTCTACAAATACATTTAACAAAGATTCAAGTGGATTATTAGGTCAATTTTTTACAAATCCTATCGGTCAAACCGAACCTAATTTTAACATTTACGATAGAGGGATAAAACCACTACAGATTGGAAAAAAATATCACGAAGGTGTTGGTTCAAACGCTCTTCAATCCATCTCATCACTTTCAAACGGAACTTCGGGTGTTTCGTTAGTAAGAAGAGTAACTGGTGATGACATTGGTTCTCCTGTAGATTTTACCGATACCTACCCAGTACTTGCTGATATAAAGGCATTTACTGGTGTTGAGGACGAACCAACGATACATGGAACTGGTGGATTAACAGGAATTGCTAGAAGAAATGGTGGATATAGTTTAACACTTGGTAGTTCTGATGCACAAAATACCATTCAAGGTATTCCAGCAGGTAACCTTTACGATGAGGGTGAGGAAACATTCCCTTATCAGCAAAAACACAACAAAGGAAGTGTAATACCGATTGGATTGACAGTTGGTGGTTATGGAGAAGGACCTAAGTACGGATTAGCAAGTAGAGCTACAAAGGAAAGTATATTTGATGCATACGATGGTGAAGGAAAGGCATTTGAAATTGAAGGTGAGTTTGGTAATGTACCTGAATCACAATTGGCTGTTGTTCAGACAGGTATTTTTACATCCGATTTATACAATAGAAGTAAGCCATATTCTCCAACAGAAATACCAAATCAAGTAAGAGACATACCTGCTGTAGATGAAAACCGACACGATAGACTCGTAAAAGGAACAATACAACTTGGTGATTTTGCCATATATAGAAAGAGGTACTTTCATTCCATAGGTGGTGATGGGCCAGTCGTATCGATTGGTGGTCGTGGAGAATTCAATGATAAAGGTTATGCTATTGAATCTACTACTGGAAAACTACGAATTACTCAAGAATGGGGTGGAGACACCTATTCAAAGGATGAACCATACGCTGATAAACCAAGTATATTCATTGGTGATAAAACCATGTTGGTCATGGGTGGTAGTGATATTAATACATTACAACTTGCCAGTCCATTATCAGATATTTTACAGAACAAGATTTCAATTGAAAAGAAATCAGCCTTTACACACGCTTTTGCAAACGATAGGGTTACGAGTGGTAAAGATTCCGTACTACCATATAATGAAGATTTATTTTACGGAAATTATACATCACTTGATGGTGGTAAATACGAGACTAATCCTGAAAGATTCCAAGACGGACAACAAGATTCCTCATTAATAAAACAATTAGGTGTGGTAGGTTCAGTTGGAGTTGATAGAACAACTCTTTTCGGTGGTGATACAAATAACACAGGTGGACGACCACAAGAACAAAAAGTATTTACAACTTCTGATGCAGATACCAACCAATACTCAAAGGATAAAATTTATTTGGGAAGAATTGAAGTTGATGGGAAGAGTAATTTTAAATCTATATTTTTTAATTCTGATACACTCAAGGGTGACCCAAAGGTAGATTTCAAAACCCAATATGTGGATAGTGATAAATTTTCTCGTGGTGGAACAGCACCAGCACAAGGACCTTTTAATAAACCTAAAGCTAAATTACAAGATTTTCCACGATTAAACGAAGAGAATAGTGGTGGAAATTACGGAAACGAAGGACAAGCTTTAGGATTTCTAAAGGGTGGTTCGAGAAAAGATACCCACGATGGTTTAATTTATGGTACGGATGATGGAAGACAAGGTTTTGGTACATCCAAATATGGTGATGTTGTTAAATCAACTGATGACTCAAGTACAAAGTACGAAGAAAAGATTGTTGATGGAGTACCAACGGATACAAAAAACCTTAACTACCTACACAATGTAGAAGGAGTAGAAGAAGGTGATATCGGTCAGACTCCAGTAGAAGCTAGTTTTCCTGTAAATGAAAACTTACCAAAAGGTGATATAAATAGATATAGAACTTTGGCTTATGGTGATTTACCAAGTAGGGATGGTGATAATAAAGATAATAAATATGGTGAAAGAGTCAAGAAGACGGATAAGAAAAGACCAGTTGATCCTGAATTACCATTAGAGGTAGCACCTGTTTTTATAGATAAAGTAGGTTTAATTAAGGTATCGAGTAATCGAGGTGGTGATTTATTAGATAGGATAGATAAGATAAATCTACACGAGTATGGTGAGGACTACAACGAGGATTACATTAAATTTAAATTTTATGACACAATAAATAAAAAGTATATAATTTTTCCAGCAACATTAAGTGATATAAGTGATTCAATAACACCTGAATGGAATAGTGAAAGATATATTGGAAGACCTGATAATGTCCATGTTTATACTGGAACCGTAAGGGAATTAAGTTTTAGTTTTAAGGTTGGGGTATTTAGTAAACAACAATTATTAGTTTGTTGGGAAAAAATAAACTATTTAATAGGTATGACATATCCAACTTGGAAAACCGTAGGTAACTCTGCAAGAATGGAAGCACCTTTTATGGAATTAACCATTGGTGATATGTTCAATAAAACACCAGGTTACATAAATTCTCTATCTTACAATGTAGAAGGTACGACACCTTGGGATATAGATGAGGGAACACAACTACCAAAGGCAATAGATGTTTCGGTAACATTTACACATATCGGAAAGCACAAATTAGCATCACAAGGAAAACACTTTGATTTACCTTGGTTAAAACCTTTAGATTTTGGTATAAATCCTGATGTAAAAGATTCTGAATACGCCTTAGGTACAAGGCCAGATGGTTTCGATTCAATATTTAATAATAATTCCACCGCACAGCCAGGTGGGACTCCAGCAGATGGATAAAAAATGAGTAGATATAAAAATACAGTAGTAAAAATAGATAAGGAAAGTGGTAATAGAGTATATGGTTTAACCCTTTACCCTCTCGTACCGATACAGGATGGTGATGAGTTTATCTATCCATACGATGGAGAAAAGTTAGAGGGATTGGCATATAAATATTATCAAGACACATCATTGTGGTGGATTATAGCTGGGGCCAATAACATTAGAAATGGTAGTTTTGCACTTGACCCATCTGAAAAAATAAGAATTCCAAGAAATATACAACCAATTTTAGAAGAATTTCGGAGAATAAACGAAGAATTCCAAAATAGGTAAAAGTTATGATTAACTTAAGTCCAATAAATAAAAAAGTTAGAGAAACATTAGCCAAAAGGTCTACATCACTATTAAGGGAAGGTTTTACCGACCCCCTTGCTCCCATAGACAATTTAGTCAACACCACAAGTCGAAGTATATGGGTAAAGATGTTCAGTCCTGTAATAACAAAGGACAATGGTAAAACAGTAGAAGGTGCTAGGATATTTGGTGGAGAAGTTTTCGAAAAAGGTGATGGAAACTTTCCAATTGTATTTGGTTATGGTCAGACATATGGTAGAGTAAAGAGTGAAACTCACGAAGTAATAATGGAAACCTCTTCTCAGCCTTTAAAACGACCCTTACCTGGTATCACTAATTTTGAATGTACTTATGAAGGTGGAATATCAGCAATCAGAATGGCAACCATAAATATGGTGGTTTGGAGTATGGAAGATTTAGAAAGATTGACACCAAACTTTTTTGCACACGGAAGGGGTGTTTTATTGGAATGGGGTTTTGGTTCAATTGAAGGTATGGCTTCTACAGAGACAGTTACAGATAAACAGATGATTAATGGTGAGGGATATAATAAAATTAATAAAATTGTAATGGACAATGGTGGTCTCTATGATGGTATGGCTGGTGTAATATCAAATTACTCGTATTCACTACGAGACGATGGTGGTTTTGATTGTGAGATAAAATTAGTATCAAGAGGTGTGAATGTTTTAAATGAACAATTAGATAATAGTGATGCATCATTCAAGGCTAAAAGTGGTGATGACTCTGCAGATAGTGAAGTAGAGGCCTGGCCAACACTTGATGAATTTTCTTCTATTTTGGAAGAAGAACTACTATCCATCGCAGTACCTGGTACAGAATGGTTCACGAGTGTTGAAACTATAGCTCTATCACCGAAGGACACGGCCTCATGGGATGGGTCGACACAACCACCTGGTGTATTTGTTTATCAAGATGACGCTACTTTGAGTATGGAAAAAAGAGCAGGACCTTATGTTACTTGGGGTTGGTTAGAAGATAATATTTTATCAAAGTGGGTAGGAAGATTTGACAAAAATAAAAAAGTAGTAAATCAATTTAGAAGTATAGAACCCGTTATAGATACTGAA